CTCTTCCGATCTTAAATATGCAAACAGTTTATATTCAGCAAAGAAACGGAAACAAAATGCTCGCGGATGATTTGAAAACTTTTTTGGGCTCGAGTTATGCCTATTTTACCAAGGCCTGGGGATTCCACTGGAACGTGGAAGGCACCAACTTTGGCGAACTGCATGATTTCTTTGCTGCTATCTATACCGACACACAGGGTGCCATAGATCAAACAGCCGAATTCATCCGCACCTTGGATGAGTACGCACCCGGCAGCCTGGAGCGTTTCCAAGAACTCAGCCAGATCTCGGGCCAGATCAAGATCCCACGTGCCCGGCTCATGATCACAGAACTGTTAGCAGACACACAGACCATGATCGATTTGAGCGTGCGTTTATTTGAATCTGCACAGAGCGAACGCAGAGAAGACATCGCCAATTTCGCCGCTGAACGCCAAGAGAAACATGGCAAGTATGCATGGCAGTTGAAATCCTATCTCAAAGACAATCGCGAATGAATCACGATATCTATCAGATCCTGGAAAATCTCGACGCTGCTCAGAAGTCAGTGAAACAGTTGCCGGCCCTGTTCAAACCAAAAGATACCAGCCCACAACTCTCAGGTCCTTATCCTGGTGTAAATGCCACCCGTGGATATCTCGTGGGCGAAGCCGATGAGGATGATCTAGAAGCCAAAGAACGTGAAAGACTGTTGACCGCATTCAAGAAAAAGCAATTACCCCAACAAAACTTCAATCTCGTGCAAAGAGTCACATACGATCAGCTCAAATCCAATCCTATGGCCCAGGCCGTGATCCGCCGTATCGCTAATGCACACCCCGAGTGGCTCATGAAGTATGGGCCCGAAGCAGTGATGCAGGCTGTAGAGGATGTCACTGAAGGTGACACAGACTGGGAAGAGATTGGATCAAGTGATGTGTCAGCTTATGTGCAAATGGTAGGAGATCGACTGAGAGATCGCGGTGGTGATAGATCAGAGATAGACGAACAAGATATTTCTGAAGGTCAAGACGACACCGCTCATCAAGTGGCACAACAAATCCTCAAGCAACACGGCGATGCAGCCACAGCCGACGAAGATACCATCATCTCAGCAGCCAACACAGCACTACAGCAAATGGGCATGACGCCTCAGCAGATACGCGGTATCATGAACAATCCTGACTTTGCCGGCGACGTGATCGATCATGTGCGTGGTATGTCAGAGAATGTGTCAGAATCAGCCACCACAGAAGATGTTATCACCACGGTGAAGAAAAAACTGGGTGACTATCTGCAGGATGTAGCCACTGCCATAAAGAAAGATCCTGATCTCATGGACAAACTGCCCCAGACCATGGATGACGTCAAGGCAGTGAAGACCATGAAAACCGCGGATGGACATGAAATCAAGATCATGGGCAACGAAGACGATGGCTTCCGTATCTCCATAAAGAACAAGAACAGCAACAGCAAGTTTGCCAATCTCGATGAAGCTGTCATGGCCGTAGAGATGTACTGTGCCCGCAGGCAACAAGCAGTGGAATCTGCAGATTACATAGAAGAGAAACGATAACATGATCCTGGACGACATATTTGAAGCAATGAAACCTTCGGACATACCCACTGTGATGCGGAAAAATCGCTTAACCATGCGGGACATAGAAAAAGAGCGTCCCCAGGGTGCTTATCGATTCCGCGTGGGAGACAACGAGTTCATGGATCTCGACGCAGCCCGAGAGTTCGCACGTGGCACAGGCGAAACCGTCAAGCCCATCCGTGAAACAGTAAAAAAAAAGTTAGAGGATCAGCAAGTCAACAATCTCGACGAGATTGAAAATCCGTTTAAGCAGCCTCCACCTATTAGGACCACGGATCCCATGCCACCAGCGGTTGCTCCTGAAGTACCGCCACAGTACGCCAATTATCAATCAAATCTTGCCCGATACATGGCCAAGTACGGACAACCGGCAGTGTCCACTGTACCTGCGGCACCAACAACCATTATACCTACCTCTCCAACTGCTGGAAAAGCAGCCAAAGTTGGTGTACCGGCTGGCAAGGCTGCATTAGACACTGCTGTTAAGACTATCGACACCGTGAGATCCGATCGCCGGCAAGGAGTGATCGATTACGGTCAAGATTTATTAGCCGCGGCCGAAAAGAAATTGGCCATCTCGCGTCGTGCGGCATCTACGACATCTGCTGCTGCCGCCACTCCTGCTGCCACCACTACTCCTGCAGATGAACTCACGCAGACATTCCAACCCAAAACTGCAGCTCCGTCCTGGGCCAAAGGTGACCCTATACGTATCGGCAAACAAGTCATTAAATCCACAAATCCCAACTACAAAAAAGTAGCCGATGCTCTTTCTAAACAGGGCATCACAGAAAAGAAACGTCCAGTGCCTACCAACAAACCCCTGTGGGGTCGTGCCAAGGCCGCTGCTCGTTCAAAGTTTGATGTATATCCATCGGCCTATGCCAATGCCTGGGCGGCCAAATGGTATAAAAGCCACGGGGGTGGCTGGCGTATGGGCAAAGGAGCTAAAAAATGACAACTTATAAATTTTACCGCTGGGTGGTAGAGAATGGTACGAGAGTGTACAAGGAGTTTGCGTTCACTGCAGCCACATGGACCCAGGCACGCAAGATGATGAGTGATACAATCAGAGGCACGCAATGAAAACAGTTAAAAAACCCAAACAGCCACAACCACCGGTGCGTCAGCATTCCAGTCCTGTAGGCCGCATGGCCTCACCTCAACGTCGTATCGCAGTACCTATGTCATTTCGGATACCATTACAATGAGAAACTATATCAACTTACTGGAAGCCATAGAAAAGGGTTGTCCTCCGGCCACGCAGAGCATCGATCTCAATCTGAAAAATCGTCAGAAGGCCATAGATGACTATCACTACGGTCCGCTTAATCCAAACGAGCCAAATGATGACTATTGGGCGGAGTTGGCCGATGAATGGAACACTTCGGACATCGAGTCAGTGAAAAATAACCGTTGTGGCAACTGTGCGGCCTTTGACATCTCAGAAGACATGCTGGGTTGTATCGCCAAGGGCATCGGTTCGGAACCCGGCAGCGATCCACACGATACTATAGACGCAGGCGATCTAGGCTATTGCAAATTCCTCAAATTCAAATGTGCTGCCAAACGTACCTGTGATGCTTGGGTAGAAGGTGGCCCTGTGACCAAATGAAAGTCACAGAAGTGATCAGAGAAGTCAAAGACATAGCGGCCTTTATCTCTGCAAAGAGTCCCATGGTCACAGTGCCTGCCAATGGTGCCCGTGCCCAGATATTCACCCCAGCCGACCGTCAGGCCATTGAAAGATTCGTTCCCAGCACACGCGGCATGACTGACGCAGAGACCCTGGAAGCAGGCAAGGTATTCTTGGAGACCTTGTTGAACCGTATCAAATCTGGCGAACAATTACCACGCATGGATCAAAGGATCGTGGTGGGCTTGTATGACATCATACGCAAGCAAACCGATCGCTATGACACATTCATGAGAAAGCATGGCCTAGATGAGAGCCTGTGAATTCATCGACGAAGGTGCCTACCAAGGCGGCCTACGCAAGTGGTTCAAACAGCGTTGGGTCAACATAGGCAAAAAGAAAAAGGGCGGAGGTCATTCTGAGTGTGGTACCTCGGGAGAGAAAAAAGGCTATGCTAAATGCATGCCTGCTGCCAAGGCCGCAGCCATGACCGACAAAGAAAAATCATCAGCAGTGAGACGCAAACGTGCTGCCCAGAGCCAGTCCGGCAAGCCGGGCAAGGATGTCGGCGGCGGTGGTCGCAAGCCTGTGCGTGTGGCCACCAAAGTGGACGAAGAACAACTAGATGAGTTGACATTCAAAGGCAGTCCGTGTACAGTGGATTGCTCAGGACATCAAGCCGGATATGAATGGTATCAACGGAAACAACGCAATCCCAACTCCTGGAGCCCCAGTTTCAATAATGGTGCTGCCATCGCTGCTGCTGGTAAGTAACAGCATGGACTATCCAGTATGGCCTGACGATGATGGCACCGATCGGCCTCGCAATCCCTACAGCCCTCAATGAGCGACCGAATCGAAACTTACATCTATGAAAGTCCCGACGGTGGCGACACTGTGTATCGGCGGCGTTTTGGTGATATACAGCGTGAATTACACAGCGTCAGTGATAAAAAACGCTCTCTGATAGATAGTTTAATCAAAGACAAACTCTGGGGAGATATCCATCGTGCTGCCCAATCCGACCCTGTATTACAACACATGCTGGATCAAGTGGAAATATATCACCGATTGAAGGATTCGCCTTAGGACCGTTGACCCTACGGTGAGTGGGCGGCTGCTGCCCCAGATCCTGGATTCGCTACCCTTGGATCGGAAGTGAGCTATAAAATTCATTGACACGCCCGATTTTTTCTTGTACACTGTTATCAAAGGAGATACAAATGGACAAAAACTTTTCAGCAGAACAAAAACTCAAACTCACCCAGATCATCAACGAAGGCATGCAGGTCATGCATGAAATCGAAACGCTAAATGGTGGACTTTCGGACACTATCAAGGCCGTGGCCGAAGAACTTGAAATCAAACCCAACATCCTAAAAAAGGCCATCCGTATCGCACACAAGGCCGAATTTGGTAAAGAGCAGCAGGATCATTCCTTGTTGGAAAATATTCTTACCACGGTAGGCAAGACTTTATAATTACTGTTATCATCAACAGCGATTCGCCCACGATACGGGCATGTAGAACGGCACAAGTGGGCCATAAGCCACGGGAGAAGAGATTTGTCATACATTGACGCCTTGTTTGATCGCGACCACGATCGCATACACATCGTGGGCCGCCGCGATGGTGTTCGCTACTATGAGGAACATCCTGCCAACTATGTTTTCTACTACGATGACGCTCGTGGTAAGTTCCGATCAATCTATAACACACCGGTGGCCCGTTTTTCCACACGCAACTCCAAAGAATTCCGCAGAGAGATGGCCATCAACAAAGGCAAGAATCTCTACGAAGCCGACATCAATCCCATATTCCGTTGCTTGGAAGAAAACTACAAGGGTCAAGACGCACCAAGACTGAACACAGCGTTCTTTGACATCGAAGTAGACTTCGATCCGGAGCGTGGATTCAGCCGTCCTGAAGATCCTTTCAATGCTGTCACTGCGATTTCTGTATATATGGACTGGTTGGATCAGTTGGTTACCTTGGTCAAACCGCCCCGGCACATGAGTATGGAAACCGCTGAAGAGATTGCTGCGGAATTCCCTAATACCTTTGTATTTGAACAAGAAGCAGAACTCTTAAGCACGTTCCTTAATATCATCCAAGATGCTGACGTGCTTAGTGGTTGGAACTCCGAGGGCTATGACATACCCTATACAGTGATGCGTGTCACACGCATACTCAGCAAGGATGACACACGCAAGTTCTGCCTGTGGGATCAGTTGCCCAAGCAAAGGACCTTTGAAAGATTTGGTGCAGAGAATCTCACGTTCGACCTTGTGGGTCGTGTGCATCTGGACTACATGCAACTCTACAGGAAATACACCTATGAAGAGAGGCACAGTTACAGCCTGGATGCCATCCTGGAGTACGAGGAACTGGGCGGCAAGACCAAGTTCGAAGGCACACTGGATCAACTGTACAATCAAAACTTCAAGACATTCATCGAGTACAATCGACAGGACGTGAATGGACTGGCACAGATCGATCGCAAACTGAGGTTCCTGGATCTGGCCAATACCCTGGCACATGAGAACACAGTGCTGTTGCCCACTACCATGGGTGCAGTGGCAGTCACCGAGCAGGCCATCATCAACGAAGCCCACGAACGTGGCATGGTAGTTCCTTGCCGCCGAGAACGTCTCACCGATGAGGAAACACAGGCTGCTGGTGCCTATGTGGCCTATCCCAAGAAAGGCATGCATGACTGGGTGGCTTCTATAGATATCAACAGTCTATATCCATCATGCATCCGTGCTCTCAACATGGGACAGGAGACCATCGTGGGGCAACTGCGGCCCATCATGACTGATCGCTACATCTCGGAAAAACAGCAGGGCGGTGCCAGTTTTGCAGCGGCTTGGGAAGGCCTGTTTGGTACCCTGGAATACACAGCAGTGATGGAGCAACAACGCGGCACAGAGATTACTGTGGATTGGCAGGACGGTGCGGAAACTGTACACTCGGCCGCGGAAGTATGGCGGATGATCTTTGATTCTAATCAGCCCTGGATGCTTAGTGCCAATGGTACCATCATCACCTATGAGACAGAGGCAGTAATCCCGGGCTTGCTCAAACGCTGGTATGCAGAACGCAAAGAGATGCAGGCCAAATTAAAAGAATGCAACAACAAGGAAGATGAAGAGTACTGGGACAAACGCCAGTTGGTGAAAAAGATTAACTTGAACAGTCTGTATGGTGCCATCTTGAATCCCGGTTGCAGATTTTTTGACAAACGCATAGGACAATCAACCACGCTCACGGGTCGAGCCATCGCCCAGCACATGGATGCCTATGTGAATGAGTGTATCACTGGTGAATATGATCACACTGGTGCAGCCATCATCTATGGTGACACAGACTCTTGTTACTTCACAGCATGGCCTGCAGTTCGTGTTGATGTAGATGCCGGCCGCATGACCTGGTCAAAAGAAACAGCCGTGGCCTTGTATGATTCAATCGCCGATCAGGTCAACGAAAGTTTTCCAGCATTCATGGAGCAGGCGTTTCACTGTCCAAGAGACATGGGATCAGTGATACGTGGTGGCAGAGAATTGGTAGCCAGCCGCGGCCTGTTCTCA